TGGAAGGAATACAGAGATCATTTGCTGGTCAATCTAGTAACTGATCAATCCTATCAGGACGCAATGAGAAAGCGGTTTCATGCTATGGATGAAAAGTACGGCCTTATGAAAGACGTCTCAAAGCTTCATAAAGTTCATATCGCAACAGTGCTTGCACAGGATATTGATTTTACTAAGTGCAGCAATTTTGAGCAAAACCCCTATGCGATTACCTACAGAAGATGGCGTAGAGGCGAGCCAAAGGATATTAAATTTGTTCAGAAATCAGAAGCGAAAGATTGGATACCAGTAACAGTATGAAAATTTTGCATGAGTTAGAAAAAGCCTTTCATGGAACTGATGACCAAACCAAAATTGATATGATCGAAAAGGTCAAAGATTTTTTGCATGAAGTTACTCCCATTCAACAGCCAGTCGATAGAGTTAAATGGGTTGATATAGATATGGTGCAAGCAAACGACTACAATCCTAATAGTGTTGCTGGTGCGGAAATGAAATTGTTATACACTTCAATCAAACATGATGGATATACCCAGCCAATAGTTACTATCTATGATGAAGATCTTGATAAGTTTATTATTGTTGATGGGTTCCATCGATATTTTACATGCAAAAGCAATCAGGACATCAAAGATCGAAATCATGGTCGCTTGCCAATAGTTGTTATTGAGAAGGATATAAATGAGCGCATGGCGGCAACAGTTCGTCATAACAGGGCCAGAGGATCACATAGTGTAGATGGAATGGCTAATATGGTTTTTTCAATGCTTGGAGAGGGCTGGAAAGACGAGGACATATGCAATCATCTTGGGATGGAACCAGAGGAGCTATTACGGCTCAAGCATATTACTGGATTTTCAAAGCTGTTTGCGGATGCTGAATACAAGAAAGCATGGGTTACAAAACAACAGATTTTGATTAAGAAAAATTATGAACTGGAAAATAGTGAAAATAAGTGATAATGATTAGGGTATGAGTAACAAATTAGAAGAAGCGCTAAAGCGCACTATCAAAGATGAGTTTGTTCATGGGTTCATGGATGAAAATGGGGCGCGTCAATATCCTACGATTATGGCCTTAGCAAAGCGTCATGACATTCCAAACGTTACGCTTCATAGGCATTCCAAAAAAGAAGATTGGCAGTCTGAAAAGAACAAAGTCCAGACGGAATATGAGGAAGCCATTGCTAGAGAGCGTCTTGAAAAGATGGTCAAGAATGGCGCTGTTTTAGATGACAGATCTATCAATCTCGCATTTGGAATGATGGGGGATGTAGCGCGTAGATTAACGGAAGATCAGGAAAACAGAGATAAGCTCAGTCGCATATTAGATTTGCCCGATGGACCCGATAGGGATGAGCAGCTTAAAAAGTTTCATATAAAAAATAAGATTATGACAGCTTATGATCTAAGTTCTATCGCTGGAGTGGTTGCACAGGCTCAGAAGATAGGCAAGTTAGCGATGGGTCAAGCACAAGAAATAAGCAAGGTATCAGCGAATGTCTCAGCACCAGATAGTTTACGAGAAATTATCTCAGAACTGGACGAACTTGCCGCAATCAAGTCATCAGCAGCAAAGCACACTATACAGTAATTGGCTAAAGATGGCTCGACCAGAGCAGATTACTCCAGCTGGTCAATGGAACGTTTGGTTGATCTTAGCGGGTCGTGGATGGGGAAAAACCATGACAGGCGCTTTTGACACTATGCTTTACGCATTGAATAATCCTAATAGTCGATGTGCAGTTGTTGTTCCTACATTTGGAGATTTAAGAAGGGTTGCTTTTGGTGGGGTCTCAGGAATTATGAACTGGCTACCAAGCGAATGTTTGCTTAAAGGTAGGGGGCAGGGGTATTCTTCATCAGCACAAGAAATCAGATTATATAATGGCTCTTTAATACAAGGTTTTGCTGCTACAGAGCCAGAGAGATTGCGTGGCCCTCAGTTCCATAGGGCGTGGTGCGACGAGATAGCGGCGTGGTTTTATCCAGAGGCGTTTGATCAATTAATGTTTGGATTGCGTTTAGGGGAAAATCCTCAATGCGTAATTACAACCACGCCAAAGCCAAATGATCTTACTCGCAGTCTTTTAAAGAGAACTAACACTGCTGTAACTAGAGGAAGCACATTTGATAATGCTGCAAACCTTGCGCCCGCCGCATTGCAGCAACTTAAAGAAAAATATGATGGAACAAGGCTTGGTAGACAAGAGCTTTACGCAGAGGTTCTTGATGATCTTGAGGGTGCCCTCTGGAATTACAAGATGTTTGAAACTCATAGGGCAAATCCAAGTGAAGAGCCTCAATATACTAGAACTGTCATTTCGATTGACCCAGCGGTAACAAGCCATGATGAAAGCGATGAGACTGGAATAATTGTAGCAAGCTTGGGAGAGGACGGGAGGTTTTATGTTAGGCAAGATGCGTCTATGCGGGGGTCTCCTGATGAATGGGCAAGGAAAGCTGTGAGCCTTTACCATACTTTTGAAGCTGACAGGATTATCGCAGAAGTAAACAACGGTGGCGATCTCGTCGAAAAAGTGGTAAGAACTGTAGAGAGAAATGTTCCGTATACTGCGGTAAGGGCATCCAGAGGAAAGCTTGTAAGAGCAGAACCCATTGCAGCTTTATACGAACAAGGCAAAGTAAGGCACGTTGGTGCTTTTAATGAATTAGAGGAACAGATGGCGTCTTATACCCCAATGTCTAAGAAATCGCCTGATAGACTTGATGCTTTAGTTTGGGCATTAACAGAATTGAACTCAAGAACAGGCAAGGCCGTTTGGAGAATTAGCTGATGGGTATTTTAGACAATATAGCGGGATTATTCAGAGACGCGCCGATTGAGCGCAAGGAAGCACCACAGGTGTATATGAACGCTTCTATGCCGTACCACGCGCGTAAAGATAACTTCAAAGCTTATGCTAATGAGGGATATAGGCAGAACGCCATAGTTTATCGCTGTGTTAATGAAATTGCCAATGGGGCAGCAAGTATCCCGTTTTGCGTTTATCAAGGAGATATAAAGCTTGATAGGCATCCGCTTATTTCGTTGCTGAATAGACCAAACCCATTGCAAGCTGGTGTGGAGTATTTTCAAAGTCTTTATTCATACCTTCTGCTGTCTGGAAATTCATACGCGCTTCAATCAGATATAAACGGCGTTCCAAGAGAGTTGCATGTTCTTAGGCCAGATAGAATTGAGATTGAACCAAGCAGTACCGCAATACCAAAGTCTTATAAGTATAAAGTTGGACAAGAGGTAATAAGAACTTATCCAGCCGACCCAGCAACAGGAGCATCTGAGATTAAACATTTCAAGATGTGGAACCCTCTGGACGATTATCTTGGGCTTTCGCCACTTATGGCAGCTTCTATTGATGTCGATCAGCACAACATGATTGCGAAGCACAATATCGCATTATTGGCGAATGGAGCGCGACCCTCTGGGGCGATTGTATTCAAGCCCTCTGATGATGCTGGAATGCGTATGATGCTATCAGATGGTCAGCGACAGCAGTTGCAGTCAGATTTGCACTCTAGATTTCAAGGCGTAGATAACGCTGGAAAGCCAGTATTGCTTGAAGGTGATTTTGACTGGAAAGAAATGGGAATGTCACCCCGCGATATGGATTTCCTTTCTCAAATGAACATGAGTGCTAAAGATATTGCATTGTGCTTTGGTATTCCGTCTCAGCTTATCGGTGTTCCTGATGCTCAGACATATGCGAATGTTCAAGAGGCCAGACTAGCACTATATGAAGAAACCATCATTCCATTGGCTCGCAGGATTGAAAGTGACTTAAACGAATGGCTCGCACCAGCGTTTGGTGATGATATAACTATTAGTTATGATATAGACCAGATCCCAGCCATGACAGAGCGGAGACGAAGAGTTTATGAGAATGTTACTGCGGCAGTTAGAGATGGAATTATCTCTCGTAATGAAGCGCGTGAAAGATTGGGCCTTGAACCCATCACAGGAGGTGACGAAGTCTTTATCGCGGCAAACCTCTTCCCATTGGGTGGTCCAGAAGTGGCGGCAGACGAAGGGCAAGACCCAGAAGATGCAGGAAAAGAAGCCTACGGTAGTTTTGAAGGCAAGTCAGAGGTTGGACAAGACACCTACACAACCAGAGAAGAAGCGTCAGCCCGTGCGGAAGAAATAGGATGCGTTGGTACTCATCAGCATACAGTCGGTGGTAAGGTGGTATTTATGCCTTGCGATAGTCATGCGAGTTATGAGGACGCAAAAGATTTTAAGGATGATGATCTTGAGAATAAAGCTGAGAGTGATGTAAATACTGTTCCAACTGATGCGATGGCTAAGAATGGACAGAGGGCATTAGATCTTCGAAAGGAATATGGTCGAGGGATGACAAGAGTTGGTGTTGCTAGAGCAAATCAGCTTATTAACAAAGAGAGATTGTCTCCCAGTACAGTTCGACGCATGAAAAGCTTTTTTGCAAGGCATGAAGTAGACAAACGGGCAGAGGGCTTTCGCAGGGGTGAGGACGGATGGCCGACTGCTGGACTTATCGCTTGGCTGGGTTGGGGCGGCGATGAAGGTCAAGCTTGGGCCAATCGCAAAACAGCGGAGTTAGATAAAGAGCGTGATAAGACTGAAGCCTTGGAACCATTTATGGAAGATTTGTCGCTGGAGGAAAAAGCGCCGACTAAAATATCTGAGGCAGTCAAAAA